AGCAGATCAAGTTGGGGTGCGGTGCTGGTCGCACGATTCCGAGGTCTGGCTCAGGGAGTATTTCTCCATAGACAAGATACAGATCATGGACTTAGTAACTCCCCTCGTTGATGTGGATGGGGAGTTGGCGGGGGTTAGGGCATGGCCCATCCCCCTTTACGAGCGCGACCTCAAGCGCCTCGCCATGATGGGGGAGGGTACATCCAGGGGGCTGGTCATGGCGGCGGCGCTGGGTGCATCGTGGCTGCGGGGGGAGATCGACCCGGTTGAGTTTTGGTTGGTGGAGGGGGAGCCGGATCTACTGACCGCCTATCAGGTGTGGGCGGAAGATGAACACCGCAAAGACGTTGCGATCATTGGCATCGTGTCGGGGAGTTGGACCAAGGCGCACGCTGAGAAAATCAAGCCGGGGTCTAGGGTTTTGATCCTGACCCATGATGACCCGCTGAGAGCGGGCGAAAAGTACCCACGGGGGGAGCAGTACGCGCGGCATATTTTCTTTAGCTTGCCAGAGGGTTGCGAGGTGCTGCGCTTCGCTGACCCGAAGGGGGAGCACCGCGACTTAAACGACCTCTTGCAAGCGGGCGAGTTGGACGGGCGGGAGCTTGCTGATTTTTGCGCGCCGTATTCGCCGGAGCCTGACCCCACCCCACCGCCTACGCCCCCTAAAGAAACAGGCAGCGAGCGAGGGAGTGATGGGGTTGAGGACGAGTCTGGGTGGATCATTGCGCGGGCTGCGCTGGCCTGGGTGACAACGTGGGAAAAATGCCTGGGTTGGGCGCAACATCCGGGCGGCACCCAGAGCAAGGGCGGCTGGGCAGGGCTTGCCTATACATGCTTCCGCGCGGCGCATGGGCTGCAAGATCGCAGGCACAGGGTAAGCGCGGCGCAGATGGATGGGGTTGAGGGTGCGATGGGTGCGTTCCTGCGGCTGGACCCGAAATCAATGGAGGCCGAGCTGCAAGACGCGGCCAAGGTGGGGGCGGGCGGGGACGACGCGACGGAGAAAAACAGGAAGAAACGGGTCGAGAACTGCGCCGAGGATGGGGCAAAGGAGCCTTTGGATTTGGACGGGTTGACCAAATATATGGACACCCGACCCCCAGAGTTGAAACCGAAGAAAGAAAAGAAAGAGAAAGAAGCGAAGCCCGCGAAGGAACCGAAGCCAACGAAGACGCCGCCGCCCGCGCTCAGGATCGTGCGGTTGGATGAGATCGCACCGCCGCCCGCAGCGCCGGAGGCCCGCGACTACGGCGAGGACGAAGACGAGGCCGAGGAAGATCGGCGCAACTTCCCGCCCCTGCCGCAAGTGCGGGATGAGTCTTGGAAGGATGAGCTAACGCGCACCCGCGACGGCGAAACCAAAGGCACGATCAGAAACATCGATTTGATTTTATCCAACGACCCGCGCTGCGCCGGGGGGATCAAGCTCAACGATCTCTTGGGCAGGCTTGAGATTTACCGTTCGCCCGAGTGGGCGGAGATGGCCGATGGGCTTGGGGGTGTCGAGGTTCCTACAGGAACCCCGCTCGAAGACGAACACCTAACGGCTTTGCAGGGTTGGCTTGCAAAAGAGTACTGGATGAGCGCCGAGAAGCACGCCGTCCTCGATGTCCTCCGCATGGTGGGGCGTCGCCACAAATACAATCCGCTGGTTAATTACCTGAACGGTTTGGAGTGGGACAAAAAACCAAGGCTTGATAGATGGTTGGAGACATACTGCGCCGTCAAGATGGAGCTTGACGTTGCTGCCTTCATCGGGCGCAAGTGGATGATTTCAGCCGTGGCCCGCGCGCTGGACCCAGGCTGCCAAGCCGATCACTCGCTGATCTTGGAAGGGGAGCAAGGCAGCGGCAAGAGCCAAGCCCTGTTTGCACTCTGCCCAAACCCAGAGTGGCACATGGTTTTTGACAACGACCCCGGCACCAAAGATGCGCTTGAGAACATGAGGGGGAAATGGCTGATTGAATTGGCCGAGCTTGCGATCCTTTCGAGGGGCCGAGATGCCCGAATCATCAAGGGCTTCTTGACCAAGATGATCGACCGCTACCGCGCCAGCTATGGCACCCTGTCTAAAGATCACCGCCGCTGCGGGATATTTTTTGGGACCGTCAATCCAGAGGGGGCCGGGGATTATTTAACCGACCCCACAGGCAACCGCCGCTGGTGGCCTTCGCGCTGCTCCGGGCAGGTTGACCTGGCGGGCATCCGCCGCGACCGCGACCAGCTATGGGCGGAGGCCGTCTGGCGATTCAAGCAAGGGGAGATCTACCACCCGACCCCAGAGGAGAGCGTCTTGCTGGAGGCGGCCCGCGACCTCAGAACGGCGCGCCACCCCTGGACCTACCCCATCACCGTATGGGCAAAAGAAACCACACTTGAAACCGCACCCATCAATCAAGTGATTGAATTGGCCGTGCATTTGGAAGTTGGACGCCAGACCAAGGCTGACCAAATGGCAGCGGCTGTCATCCTCAAGGCGGCAGGCTGGACCAATCAAATGCAAACGAAGCTCCGGGTGCATGTCTGGTGCAAGCCCGGATACAACTTGGCGGAGGAGGAGGCGAAGGAGGAGGAGCGCATCAAGGCGGGTGGCGTGCCGAAGACTGCGGAGCCGAAGCAGGGGACGCTGGGGAGCGGGTACGCGCAGGCCCACAAGAAGGCGCAGCCGCCAGCGCCGAAGCCCCAACCTGCCCCACAAGACGACGACCCCTGCCCTTTCTAGCAACAGCCAAGCAGCGAGCGAGTGCGTGATGAGCCTAGTGCATTGATTTGCATTAGGCTTTTTTTGTTTCTCATGACAGGTGTGCAGTAATTTTAGAGGTCGCTCTACCTAAGATGATGGATGTTGTTGATGATTTGCGCGTTCAGTGTTTATAGGTCGCTCTACCTTAAATCGTTGAAGTCTTTAGCAAAGAGCGACTGAGCGACCTTTGAGCACCCAAAAACCTCTCCAAGAAAAAAGAATATAGAGAGAAAGGTTTTCGGGATGCGCGCGCGCGCCCGCGCGAGGGATACCCCCACACAAAACACATCCGATGCAAATGCTCGCGCGCGCGCCCGCGCACGTAGCAAAACCCAAAAAACGCCATTAGGTCGCGCTTCGCTTGTGATCCTCAGCGGTTAAGGTAGAGCGACCTGTTTTGGGCAGGTTATAAAAGTGCCAACAATATCGGCCAAGTCAGGTAGAGCGACCTCTGTTTTTGATTTTGGGGAGGTCGCACACCTGAGAGATGCCAACGGGTTGAGTCGAAAACACTGCACGCCTGTCATGAGAAACGCGAACCCCTTGCATGTTTTTGCAAAGTTGCTAAATTGAAAACTTGAAAACTTTGCAAGTTGCAAATTGGGCAGCTTGCCAAGTTTTCAAGGCACCCTCTGGGCGGTCGCAAGCCCGCGACCCTAACGCCCGGAGTTTTCGAGATGGCCACCATGAACGTATCCCTTCCCAAACAAAACCAGCTTGATGCGATTGACAGCTATCGTTTCGAGATGCGCGCTCCGAACATGAGCGCCGCCGCGCGTGAGATCATGCGCGCGGGTTTGGTTGCGCTCGCCGCCGATGGCACCAACCCCAAGCGCCAGGCCGCCGCCGTCAAAGCCCTTGACCTCTGGGACAAGGAGCCGAGCGAATGAGCCTCACCCCTCGCCAACGCGCTGAAATCCTGCGCCTCTACCGCGACTCCCGACGCCCTGCCCTGCGCGCCATCGCCAAGCGCCTGGGCGTCCCCACCTCGACAATCTCCCGCGTGGTTCGGGCTGCGGGTGTCGAGCGCCGCCGCCCAGCACAAACCCCCGGCGCAAAAGTCGAGTGGAGATGCCTCCTCCCTCGCTCGCTGTCCGATGCCTGCGACCGCGCACGCGGCCCCCTCTCCCGCACCGCCTGGGCCACTGCCGCCCTCGCCCGCGTCGTTGACGCCGAGGCCCGGAGGGAAGGGCCATGATCTGCACCGCCCAACCCCCCACCACATGCGCTGCCAAACTCAGCGTCCCCAAAGGCTGCGCCCTATCCCCGGCCTGCCGCCGTACCCTCACCCGAACGCGCCGCTCTCGACGCGCCAAAAAATGCAGCGGTCAAGGCTGCAATGGAGGATGGATGACCGCCCTTGCAAAACCCCCTCAAAAACAAAACCCCGCCTCCGACACGAAGCCGAAACGCCGCCCCGGTCGGCCCGCTAAAAATAGACCCCAAAGCGACGCGCCAACCGTCGAGGTCAAACCCCTCCCCATCACGGGCGCAGAGGTCACAGACCGGGTGCTGTCGATGGTGCGCCAGGGTTGCGACTCCGGGCAGGTGATCGACTTGCTCCGGGGTCTGGCGTGGTCTTACGGGATGCTCTCCGTTCGCCTGTCGTCGCTCCTCAAGATTCCCGCCCACGACTTCGACCGCTTGGCGGCGTCGATATGGGACGAGTACGAGCGGGGCCAGGTCGATATGAGCGAGGGACTGATCGGACACGCGGCAAAGAAAGCGAAGGAGCAGGCAGCATGAGCACCACCCTTGCCAAGCTCCCGGCCCCCGTCCTCTCCGCAGTTATTGCGATCCGCAACGCATGGCCAGCGGCGCGCACATCCGCCTCGCTTGATGGGTCATGCGCCGTCGAGATCCCCCACCGCGCCGGATCGTTTGTCCGTGCGTGCATCATCAAGGGCGAGGGCGGCGTGTGGTTGGAGATGCCTTATGGTCTGCCCTTCGGGAAGGCCAAATACCCAACCGCCGCCGCACTTGTCGAGGGTTTGCGCGGTGCCATTGAGAGGGTTGGGTGATGGGAATGTCATCGGCGGCAATCAAAACCATGCAATCAAAAAACAAACCCAACGGCCAACTGTCCCTCTTTGGTGCCGAACCTGCCCAGCCAAGGCAGCCCATGTGCGACATCGAGGCCCTCAACCCGGAGCTGCGCGCGGGCCTCGCTGTAGTGCAGTTGGCGCGTCCGATCCGGGTTCATGCGCGCACCCCTCGATGGGCGGAGTTTTCAGTGCTGCGCCCGGATGGGTCGATCCTGGTCAATGTGCAGATGCAGCCGCTTCGCCCCCTTGCATCCGAGAATTGCTATGTCTCTTGGACCGAAGATCACAAGATGCCCTTGGGTGTGGCGCTGATTTTACTTGATGAGAATTGGGATCAACTGGCCATCAAATACCCTCACCCATTTTTGGAGGGCCAATTTGTTGAGCGCAATTTTGAGGCGACCGCCAACGTACCGCGCCATGCAACCGAGGCGCTCCGGCGTCTGATAGCCAAATGGGAGGCGGCACCCCATGAACGTTACCCCTGAGCAATTCGCAGAAATGCAAGCGAGGGTGCAGGCAAACAGAGGGGGCGCGCCACAAAGCAAAACCCCCAGCCCCACTTCCCCCTCGCTCGCTGCCCCGAAGAAGAAGCGAGGCGAGCCGGAGCGCGACGAACAGGTCAAGCTCGCCCCTGAACTGGACGCGCTACTCGGCAAGCGCAAATGGTTTCACGTCCCCAACGAGCGAAGCTCCAAGCGCCAAGCGGGGCGGCTCTCCGAGGAAGGTGTCAAGTCTGGGGTGCCGGACATCGTAGCCATCAAGCGCACGCTCTCCGGCAAACCCGGAGCGGTCGCGGAAATGAAAGCGCCGAAGCACAAGCGCCCCTCCAATCCCCTCGCAGGTACAAGCCCCGAGCAAAGGGCTTGGCTTGAGTCCTACGCGGAGGAAGGCTACGAAACGGCGGTCTGTTATTCAGCCGAGGAAGCGTTGGCATTTTTCAAGCTGGTTTATTTTGGAGGTGCGCCATGAAATACCCAGACACCCACCGCTGCGCCGCCACCCACTGCACCCGCCAATGTGACCGCAAATACCTCATGTGCCGCGACCATTGGGCAATGGTTCCACGCGGCATCCAATCCGCCGTCTACGCCACACACAACCCCGCCGCCTCCCCAACCCGCGAGTATGTATCTGCCGTGAGCGCAGCAACCGAAGCGGGGGCGTATTGCATTTGCCAAAAAGAATCTCCAATAGCTAACCAAGTAGCGTCTTTAGTATTGTCGTAAAATCTGTGAGTGCCTGGACTTGTCGTATAGTCCATATTAGTACTCATATTCATCTCGTAACTGCCTAAAGCCCCAACAGTACCAACCATTGTAAAGCCTGTTTTTGGAAACTCTATAACCGATGGATTTGAACCGTTTGTAACTGTTATTTGCGGAGCTGTTACATTTGTAGACGTCCCGAATTTTCCATAAGTACCTATAATATCACCATTACCATTCACACTAGCAGTTGTTGTTCCTGCAATATTTTGCCATTCATGAATAGTAGAAGTATTTAAAGCTCTATTACTCCTTTCTGTTAAAGCACCTAGTGTATCATTAATAAGTATTTGAGGTTGTACAGATACATCATATGTAGCTTGGAGAGTAGGAGTAATACCTCCTACAGAACCATTACTTCTAACATCTATGAATTTATAATCAACTCCTTCAACACCTGTACCACCTATTCCCCAAGAAGTGTTCTTTTTAAATATTAACCAACCTATATGTAATCCATTTCTAAAGGCATTTCCTTCGTCTATATAAGAGTCTATATCTATACTGACAGCAGCTTCGGAATAAGAAGAATACTCATGTTGACCATATTGAATTCTAATTAAACTAGAAGAAAATTTCCATATTTTATGTACTGTAAACTTATTATTTGCTAATACTGATATAGTACTACCACTTGAATTATAACTTGTTACATCTATATTTTGTACTCCAGTAGTATATGTTCCATTTCTATGTCTCATTTCCATATTAGATGGGTCTGTAGCTCCAATTAAAGATATAACAGGTCTTTTAGTTGTATTACCTATACCAGCTTTTATAGCAAATCCTCCAGTATGTGCTAACCTCGTACCTATCGTACCTGCACTTGCTATATTTGTATTTGGAAATTTAGAAAATCCAATAAAACTTAAAATCTGAGATACTTTAGTGTTAATTCCATCTGCATATATAGGAAATGCATTTACAATAGTTATTGTTGATAAATTTGAATGTACTAATACCCAATACCCTATTATATTATCAAAATCTATAGGTGTTGGGGGAGTTAATGATTGAACAACTGTACCAACTGAATTAATCCATATATAACTCTCAGCTTGTGTTCCTATAAAAGTAGTTGTTTGAGCAGTTAAATTTATATTTATTGGTGTTGGTATAAAAGTATTTATATCAACTATCTCTCCAATAACTTGAATATCAAATTTAGTTGGGTCTGTATTTATTGTTACTCCTACCCCAGATATAAACCTTGTTGATTGTAAATAATTATTTTGTCTTTGTAATAGGCTTATTGCATCTTGGATTGTTGTACTAGTTGTTACTCTTGCCCAAGTTATTACAGAATTAAAACCTGTCAACACTACATTTCTAACATCAGTAGCTAAATCTCTAAATGTTTTAATACCTGACCAAAAATCAGTTACATTTCCAGAAGCAGTTATACTAGGTTCTTTACTATTTAATTGAGTTTGTATACTACTTGTAGCATCATTATAGAGTTTTTGACTGTCTGTTTGGTATCTAGCATTAAGTGTATCAGGTACTAGAGAAGTATCATAATCCCCTAATTGTGGGATTATTCCATATCCCGCTTGAGTTGTAGGTGTTCCTGTTACACCACTCCAAGGTACTGAAGCAGCAGTTCCTGCTCTATAAATTTCATAACCATTACTATTACTAAGATTTGTATCATCTTTTACATAATACATTACATTAGTATCTGCTTGTTTTACAGTATCTCCGTTTTGTACTGTAGCAGTAGTTAATGCAAATCTTGCTGTTTGATCTGCAACAATAACTAATCTTTCAATTACAGATGGAGGTATAAATCCTATAGGTATTAAATTAGAAGCATCTGTAGGTACATACCCGTTTGCAATACCTTTATTTGCTTTATCTTCTTTTAAATTTAAAGCTGTTTGTGTGGCAGTACTAATTGGTTTATTTAAATCACTAGTATTGTCAACATTATTTAATCCTACATCACTTTTACTTAAATCGATATTTCCTACACCTACTATTGTTTGACCTTCTACTGTCTTAAAATTTGAACTAACTAAATATCCAGAATCATTTATAAACTCTGAAATATTTATGCTATTTGATAATTCGGTAGCTGTTATAGAATTAGATTTTACTGAAGCTGAAATACTAGGAGTTAAATCATTATAATTTAAATCTATTGTAGATGTATCTAATAATATACTACCTATTGCATCTTGAGCATCTTCATTAGTATATTGTGTAGGTATGAAAGGTAAATTATCTAAGTCATTATAATCATTGGAAAAAGCAACATCTCCTAATTCATTTTCTTCTACAAATCTTGAAGTATTATCTTCTCCATCATTAATTAATTGAGATGTTCTATCAATATCTCCAGTATTACCAAGATTTGTTATTATTTTTGCCATTTTATATTGTCTCGATTATATATTCTATCATTATCTTACTTCCAGCTAATGCTGTAAATGTGAAAGATGTTTGATTTAAAGTTGTAAATTCTATATTTATTGTAGAACCTTTTGGTAGTGTCACACCATTATATAATATATTTCCATTTATAAGTATTAATGTTATTGAATGAAATGAATTTACTGGATATGTGACAACCGTATCTGTCAAAGGTTCATATACATCTGTTATTAATGTATTATAATTAGGACCACCATTATTACATGTGTTTACAGCAATAACTAAATCAACTAGTTTTCTTAAATCAGAATTTTTTATTTTATTACAATCTTGAAAAGCTATAGTTAACTCATTAGCAACTTGATTTATTTCTGAACATTCTATTATCATTTTATTATATATATGTTATTACTAATTTTACAGCCCAATCTGCTAGTGAAGTAAGTGTTACTGGGTTACCTATTGGTATTCCTGAAGTACCGTCAAGTGCATGAGGCACATTTATATCTACTCTATTATTTACAGAAAAAGATACATAGTCATATACTGACGCATTAAATCTTACACCTATTCCTGAGTCGGTTAAACCACCACTATCATTAGTTTCAGGTGTAGGTGCTGTTATCATATCTCCAACATTATATCCATTATTTGCATTATTACAATATAAAAATGGTACGACAGACCATATAGTATTACTAACCGTAAGTCCAGTGGGAATTCCATATCCTGTATCCATAGCAGGAGAAGATATAGTGACAGTTGTAACTTGTATTACAGATCCACCTCCTGTTGAGTTAATAACATAAGGTGTTGCAGTAGTACCTAAACCAGTTATAGTTACGTTTGTCCCTGCATTTATTTTTGTTTCTGACCCATCTATTGTAGATACACTACCATCAGCTTTCAAGAATTGAGATGAAGTTCCACCAGTTTTTACAAAAGTATTTCCAATTATATTACCAAGTTTATCTACTGTAAATGTAGTAGTAGTAAAATTTTTACCGACAAAAGTAAAACCATTACCAATTGTACTACCAATACCAATTACTGAAACTATACTATTACCATCAACGGATGCTGCAATTATGTTACTTCCTGATTGTGAACTTGTATTAATATTTTCAACTGCACCTGTACCAGTAATTCTTAATCCACAACTATTTGAAGTTGGTGCTACTACTATTGATACCCCCGCTCCACCAAAGAGCGTACTGTTTTGAGCTACTTGTATTCCTAGATTAGAACTAACACCATTAGTAACTAAAATACCTCGATGTGCTCCATTAACATCTATATCTAATATAGCTCCTGCACCCCCTGTTGCATTATTGATAAGTTTTATACCTGAATTTTGTCCTGTACCACTATTAGTACTCGATTTAATTCCTGTAAAACTCTCATTTGTAGTTTTATGTAGGGCTGTAGGAGTTGTTGGTAAATCAGCTGTGCCACCAATATCATTAGTAAGTTTTAAAATACCTTTTACCGTTGCAGTTGCATCAGGTACAGTTATTACTGGAATTTCTCCAAAGGGAAAAAAATTAAAAGTTCTATTTGAATAATCTATACCAAAAGCAATTATTCCATTTGGGTATGTAAAATTAATAGGAATTAATCCTATTTCTACTCCAACAACCTCTCGCCATTCCCATCTAGTTTTTTCTTGTACACAATAAACAATCAATCCTTGTATATATGTATATGCTAAATTATTATTAGGTCCTAAATTTTTAAGTGTATCTTCACTAATTGAATATTGTTTAATATCCAATGGAATTTGAGTTTGAACTCTTAAACCTAAAGATTTATTTGTATAATCCATTATATTTTTTTAATTTTAAAGTTCATTATTCCATATGAATAATTATTAATACTAATAAATATTCTAGTTTTTAATTCATAATTATAAAACGATTCAAATCCACCTGTAACATTTGCATTGTTATCATCATCATAAATAAAGTATTGATCTGTTACAGATACTTTATTTAAAGCAAAACATATTAAACCAATATCTGAATAATTAATATCTTTTCCTTCTTCAAATATTGATTTTAAATCTGAAAGTTTTGTATCTAAATAAGTACCTGTTTCGATATTATTCATAATCGCTTCACTCGTAATCCCTAAAGGTTCTTGCCAATAATAAATTAAATCTTGAATAGGTAAACTGTTACAATCATCTCTTTCTGCCTGAACAAATGGTTTTTGACTAATATATGCAAAAGAACTATATTTTTTAGATGTACATAAATATTTTGAAGAATTTATAATATTTATATATAAATTATTTAATATTTTAATATGTACTTCTGTAAGAGCTGTTTCACAATCTGTTAATAGTTTATAAACAGCATTTAAAATATAAAGATCTTCAACATGTAATTTACCATCAAGACGTGATTGATTATATATTTTACCTATAGATGAAATTAAATTTGAAGTATATGTTTTTTCATTTAAATCCATATTTTATATTTGTATGAAATTACTACAATTAGCACATTCAATTGTTGGACAATTATCACATTGTCTTAATAAACATAATTTTTTTAATTTGTTAACCATATCTATTGCTTGATCATAATATCCAACATCAAGTGCTTTATATATGGTATCAATTAATAAATTAATGGTAATAACTAAATTTTTAGTTTCTTTATTATCACAAGTTGTACAAGAATTAATATTTAAATCAGATAGATGATTCATTAAACATTGATAATATTTTGACAAGTTGTAAGTAATACCTAAAGCTGGATTTTGACATGTTGAACAAGATTCAGATTCAGTGTATGTACTTTCTATTTCAACAAATATAATATCTTCAAATCGACTTAACCCTATACTTTCAGCATTAATGATTAAAATTTCTTTATTATTAATTCCTTCAATATATGAGGATAAATTAATAGCTAAACTTGAATTTTTAAAATCATTCATTTTCCATAATAAAATTGAAGAAATAAAATAGCCTTCATTTGTTTCTACATCTATTGCGAGTTGAGTACTATTATTAATTACTTCTAAATTATTGATTATTACTGCCATATTTTTTTAAATAAAAAAAGGGAGAGAAAAACTCTCTCCCTTTAAGGTTTATATTATTCGATAAATTATATTACTGCTAAATCTGCAGGAACTGTTGCATATGTTCCAATTGCAGTTCTAAGATCTGCTAAGACTGCATTTGTAGCAGCATTACTTGCTGGCAAGTTTGTAACTTTATCCACCAAAATAGTAAGCACTTTATATTGTCTTTCAACAATTGTTTGGGTGCGTGGTGAATAATATTTAATTTGAATTACATTATAAATACCAGATTTACTAGTATAAAATGGAATATCAAATTGAGTTTCCCAATTGAAAGCATTTGCAGGATCATATTTATATCCTTTAACAAAATATTCAAAATTTGTAGCAAATTTACCAGTTCCATTTCCAGGACTACCTGCAGAAATTACTGTACTTGTAAGTAATTGTAAATTTGAGTTATATCCATTTGAAATATTATTAAATACTTTACCTGTCACATTGAAACGCAATTTACGACCATCAATTTTTCCAGGTTTGTTATTTTGTAATTTTTCAGTAATAAGAATTCCTGTTCCATCTGCAACAGCTGTAAATTCAGAACTACCTCTATATTGAAGGTTTTTGTTAAGACTTAACAATACACCATCTCTAACAGTTGTTGCGGTATCTGTACCTAATACTTCACCAGTTACATAATAACCTTGAATAGTTGTAAAATTTTCAGGAGATAATTCATCTTCTAATCTAATTTCAACTTCATAAGTTCTATTTGCAGCCAATGTTCCAGCAACTGCGAAACCATCAACTTTAACCGATTTAGCTGTTTCAGGAGCATATTCCTTAACAGTTACTTTTTCTACATAACGAGGATCAATTTTATCTGAAAACTCATAATCTAGATTTTTTGTTGCATCTCCACCTGTAGCTTGTAATAGGTAAAATGGAACCCCTGCTGCAACATTACCTCCTGTTTTAGAAAGTACTTTAATTTCTTTATCGCTTGCGGTTGCAACAAATGTTGCCACAGTTGTTTCTGTAGCTACGGCATTACCTACGATTAATTCGCCTACTTGATTAGGTCCAAACATAATTTTAATTGTTTAATTTATAAATAATAATTGTTGTTATTCATTTCTAAGATCCATTTGAATCTTACTTTCTAAACCTTGAGGTTTATAATCTCTTAAAGCTATTTCCACAGCTCTATCTAATATTTCAGGATGAATCTCAATATCTAATTCAGATGTTGATTCTGAAGTTTGACCATCAATAGACAATCCTTCACCTGGAAATAATGTATCAAGATCACCTAATATAATTGGTTTAGGATACTTTAAATATCTCATTCTATATTCTAGAGTACTTGTTATATTATAAGGAGATACTATTTCTACTATCTTCTCATCATTTATTTTAGAAATATCTAATCTCCAAGCTGTTTTGTTATCTGGATTTTTAAATGGATTTCTAATTTGAATATTGAACTCATCTTGAGTTGTTGGTTTAACATTTATAATTAAACCATTGTCACAAGTATTAGATATTACTCTAACACTTTCTGTAACAATTAAAAATGTTTCATCTGGAATTTCAAAAAATCTAGATGAATTATGAATAGATTTACTTTCATCTAAAAATGAAGTAGTAGATTTATAAGGTTTAATTAATTCTTTTAAATCTACTCTTCTTTTTTCAGAAGCTTCAAATCCTTTTTGTTTACGATTACTAGCAGGATCATAATAATCTTTAATTAACTCCAATTGAGCTTTTGTAAGAAAAACTGATTTTTCAAAAAGATCAAGTCCCGGAGCAGACATTCCTGCTATAGAATTATAGTGAATGTCAAATGAATTACTAAATTCTGTAGTAGTCATATATTATTTAGCTTTTGAAATTTTAACTTCGATAATACCTCTAACATCTTGATTTTTTACATTATCTAAATAAAGTACTGCATTATCAAATGTAGCAATTTCACCCGGATTACATAATTCTAATCCGTCAACGGTAGAATATTTATTACTTTTCTTCAAGATCACTCCTGAATCAATACCTTCTTGTATTAACATTTTAGTATAAAATGCTTTATCATTAACTACTCCTAAGAATTTTTTAGGTTCAGTATCAATGATTGCTTCAACTTTACCTTGTAACCATAATAGAGAAGTATCTTTTGAAATTGGTTTGTTTACTAATAATTTATAAACATTTAATAGTTTATCTTTATCATCTTCAATTTTACCATATAATTTAAATGCTTCTTTTTTAGCGTCATATTTTTTCTTATTTTCTGCCATTTCCTCATTTTGACGAGTAATTGCAAATTGATAAGTTTGTTTAGCATAACGTGATTCCCAATTAAGAGCAATATCGTCTTTAGATAAACTTTCCAATACTTTAAGAGCCATAAAATCCATTGGATTATTTAGATCTAAAATATTACCTGCGTCATCTTTTCTAAGTTTAACGTAGAAGGTTGACCAGAAATCTCCATAAACTGACAAGTCTAAACCTGTAACACTTTCAAGATAATCTTTTTCTTCTTTTGTTAAAATATTTTTAACTGTGTTATTTCTTTGTACTGGTGCACAAAATGAACGAATTGCGTTTGATAACATTCCTCCTGAAATAACGTGATCTTTAGCTACATTTGCAGCCATACCACTATTTCTATGTATATAACGTACTGTTACGATTTCATTAGGTAAAGTAAAAGTACTTTTTAATTCTGTTGTTTCTGACATCTTCTATATAATTTTATATATCTTCTCCCGAGATAATATTTTAAAAAAAGGGAGTGTTTAAGGTACACTCCCAATTGAAACCTTTTTTAGATTGACCAGATTTAAACCCTACCTTTTCAGGTTGACCAGATTTTAATCCTATCTAAGTTTATTATGCAGCAATAGATGGTTTAAGAGTTGCAGTTCTAGAAGCATCTTTAACCATTGCACCGTACCCTTCACAAAGTGCAGTCATAGTTGCAGAATCTTCCATTGTTTGCATTTCTCCACCTCTACGTCCAGTAAATGGATTTCTAATACCACCTTGATATCCACGTAACTCGTCTGAACCAGCTACTTTAATTTTTTGGATATTAGGCTCTTCCATTGAACCGATGTACAAGATGTCATATCTGTAAGACTCAGCTACACCACCATCTGGATGTAATACTTTGTTTCTTACTTTGTCATCATACATTGGATCTACTTCCAACATAATGTGAATGTTGTTAGGTGCTTTCCATTCTGTAAATTGGAAACCTGCAACAAATGCATTAGAGTGGAATTTAGAAGTTGTTTGCTTGATAGCATTTGCTCCAGTATTATCAAATCCTAAAGATTGCCATCCAGAAGCTTGTTGAGTTACCGCTCTATGAAATTGAGCAGCTCCTCTTTCTCCTGTACGTAACATGAATTTTCTTTGATCCCAATCAAGTTTACCTTCACATAATTCAGAAAGTAAATCTTCAATTAAACTAATAGAAAATCTGTTATAAGTAATAGTATTTGAAACTTCCATTTGTTCTCTAATTCCAGAACCAGCTTTAATTTCAATATTAGCATTACCTTTATTTAAGAATCTACCATTTTCATCACGATTGGTTTTACCAAACATAACTGTTTTAGATTTGATTCTTGACAATTGTTTTTCAAACTGCCAGTATACTTCTTGCATCCAAGTAGTAGACTTATGAATTTTTCCAGTATTGTCATCACGAGTTTCAAGACCTGCAAAGTAAACTGGTTGTAATTTACAATCAATCATTTTACCTGAAACTTTATGTTCCATTCTGATTGAAGTAACTGTATTTTTCATTAAGAATGGAGAAGTAAATGCAATTCCAGCACCTTGAATTGAAAGTTCATCCTCAACAGGAGCACCTTCAATGGAGAACTTCATTCCTGGTAACAATTCATCTCCTGGAATTCCAGCTAATGATTCTTGACCACCCCATACTTCACATGTATATACATAATTTTGTCCTTCCTCATAAGGTTCTTCTAAAATACGCATTTGATATACATCAGGTCTATGACCAGCAATCAAGTGCATTTTAGTAAACCATTTTTCACCAAATACAAGTTCAAAGGTAGCACGTGCAATACCTACACCTACAGTGTTTGTATCAACAACTACTCCGTTAA